GTGTTTTTTTTTTTTTTTTTACATTTATGAAATACAAACAAAACACATTTAACCCGGTGCCCTGGGCAGGGTTGGACTTACAAATGCCAAAGTCATTTCGACTCACCTATTGTTTGTAAACGAAGACATCTTAAAATATAGAACGGTATCAACGGATAGAGCTGAATAATCAGTTACCCGGAAATATAGAGGTTAACAAAACATTTATTGTTAACTTATTAAAGACAAATATAACATTAATTAATAAACGACAAAAACGATAATCATACGAAAACATTTATTACATTAAATTTTTACATTCACCAATCCATTCCCTACACCACTCATCATCATACTCTTGCCAAGTCATCATGTGTTGATCACAGTCGACTTTTTGGAGTGCAAGATGAACAGTCTCGCGAAATTTATCAAAGAAATCCTGGCCATAATTGTACGCAAATTTCAGAGCATCCTCAATATTCATGCTCAATTGTTCTTCAGGATCTAGCGTATTAGTCACCCAATTGCAAAGTTCGTATATCGAATTAACATTTATCGGTGCAAGCATCCTATCTGGAAACTTCGGGTGGGGCAACCATCCGCGTTTCAGAAATGTCAGGTCTTCAACAGTCTCATATCGAGACAGAGTATGCATCTTTCGTGCATCAGTACATTCAATTCCCCATTCTGCATACACTTTCGCGCATGTTACTCTGTTGAATATCTGTAATAACGCATCATCAGCTGCAACAACTCCATCATCTCCAAGAGAACTGTCAGCTACCCGATCATTAAAGGTTTTCATATTAGCTAGTTCTGGGTGGCCATATCGCTTCATCACGACCAAATAGCAACAGCGAGTGTAAATCGCATGTACTATAGTATTAAAAATACTGGTCAAAGCACTTCCGGAGGGCATGCCACCATGTTTTTGGAAGACAAAATTTCCTATGAAGGACCTGGTATGTATCATTTCTTCTACAAGCACTCTGCGAATCTGTGCGTTGTGTTCACCATCGTTATACCAACGGTTAATTATTTCACACGTCATCCACATGGCGAGTGCTTTCTCAGATCCATCATAGTTCCTAAAGTCTTCATCCCATCCGTGTTTTCCCTTGCTCCTCAATTTGCGATGAAGTCGTGTCCAAGCCGGTCCGTCAACATTAATCCCACATGATGAAAATATATCAACATGGTTCGAAATAAACGCTGCACAAAACATCAAAAAAATACATGCGAACAAGTATTTGATAATCCAGTGGTGCAGCACAAAACGCACGTGTCTTCCCCTGTTTGATTCTCTCCTTCTTACGACGTTCGTCTTTCAAACAGTTATGCCAAAGTGAAAATACCAATTTTCCTTCAGCCGCCTTCTCCTCTCTTCTCTTCAAATTATACGCGAGGGTATTGCTAGCAATTTCATACTGAGGTTCTTGTTCAGTTCCAACATTCTTAAATAAAAATCTTTTCCCTTTCTCATCCGCCTTTCTCTCCTTAATATAAGGAAATCCTGGCGAAGTACCCATTTCCATTCTGTCACAGTGAGCCACATATGGCAAACCATTGACAGCCTCGGAAACAGAAAGTACTCGAGGTTGGTGATCAAATTTCATATTCATCAAATCCTGTTCAACTGCATCACTAGCAATCATCAGTTCTTTTCTAGGTAGCGGTAACTGTATATCCGCATATTTCTGCAGCTCTTTCTGCATCAAATCTACTCCTATCTGTTCTGGATCCATTCTCTTATCAAATGCGTGC